ATTTGCCTCTGTTATTGATTCACCAACAGCAAGTCCTTTTCTAAAGCGTTTGGCACAAGCTGGACTTGTAGCAATGCCTGATGATAAGACTTTAATTTTAAGAACATGGCCTCGGATCTATATGCAATACGGCCCACACTCTGAGGGCTATAGACCATGACAACAGGATCAACCCAAATATCAAACGAAAATTACCATGCTGATTCTGCTATCTCAGCATCAATGCAAAAAGTAATGGTTGCTCATGGCCCTAAAGCTTACTGGAACTCTTTTCTTAATCCTGACAGGCCAGAACACAAACCAACAAGTGCAATGATCTTAGGAACATTGACCCATTGTGCAATATTAGAACCTGATGAACTGGAGAAGCGTTTTATTGCTGTCAGTTCCAGAACTACCAAGAAAGGTAAAGAGGAAGCAAAAGAAGCTGAAGAAAAAGGAATGACGGCTGTAACTGAAACAGATTGGTCTAATGCCATCAAAATGCGTGATGCTGTATTTGCTGAACCTTATGCCAAAAAGTTATTAAGCTTCGGTGTTGCTGAAAAATCATATTGGTGGGATGACAAGACCTCTGGGTTGACCTGTAAGTGCAGACCAGATTGGTTAAACAAGGATACCATCGTTGATTTGAAAACCAGTAGATCAGGAGCAAACCCAAGAGACTTTGCAAAGGCAGTAGCAAATTTTAAGTATCACTTACAGGCAAAACATTATCTCAATGGGATTTCACAGGCAAAAAGATTTATTTTTTTAGTAGTGCAATCTGAATATCCATTTGATGTTGGTTTATGGGAACTTGATCAAGATGCGTTGCAAGAGGGTCAAAACCTAAGTAGAAATGCATTAGACAAAATTGCCGAATGTCGCCTGCTTGATGACTGGCCTAGCTGGTGCCAAACAGGAGTACAATCTTTATCCTTGCCCCGATGGGCATTTACAACCCCTTTAGAAAAATGAGTTTTAATGAAGAACAGAAAAAACTGTTAAATCAAAAAATTAACAAAAAAAATGTCTCTTTCCGTAGTGGGGGAGGTGGTCAGCAATTGGCTTATCTTGAAAGTTGGCACGTTATACAGGAAGCCAACCGAATCTTTGGTTTTGATGGTTGGTCATCTGAAACTATAGAAACATCTTTAGTCTTTGAAGATGCAAAATGTGTTTCTTATATTGCTAAGGTAAGAATTACTGTTGGTAATAATATTGTCAGAGAAGGCACAGGAGCAGGGCATGGTCGCATGGGTGGTGTTGGTGATAGGCATGAATCAGCAGTAAAAGAGGCAGAGAGTGACGCAAGAAAAAGATGTCTGATGCAGTTTGGCGACTCCTTCGGCCTTTCTTTATACGATAAAGATAAGGCATGGTTAAAAACTGAGGACAGCAAACCAACTACAACCTCAAGTAACAAACCAATAGAAAGATCTGAGAGTGAGCAGTTCATCAAACAATGTGAAGCCTTTATCAATAACCCTGCTAACAAAAACAGTCTGGGTAAGTTGAAAACAAATATCTCAAAACGATATGAAACTAAAGCTATCAGTGAAAATCAAAGAGATGATTTATTAACTCTTATTTTAGAGAAGGAGGATGCATGAGCAATGAACTTATAACCTCAGATCAATTAGCTGAAGAGCTTGGCGTAAAGCCTCAAACTGTGCGTCTATGGAGAACCAAAACACGCAGGGGTCATCCTAGTGGCCCTAAATGGACTGTCATCCTTAATAACACTATTAGATACAACCGAGAAGATATTGAGGACTGGCAGAACAAACCTAACAACCCTATTTAGAAAAAATTATTATGTTAAACGTAACAGCCGTTGGCAATCTAGCCTCAAATCCAGTACAAAAAGAAACTGCAAAAGGAACAAAAGTAACTAGTTTTACTTTGCTTACAAATGATCAAGATACTACGACACAGTTTGATTGTTCTGTATGGGGCAATCGTGGTGATGTAATTGCAAACTATGTGAAAAAAGGTAATCAAATTACTGTTGTTGGTCGTGGCAAGTTAAAAACCTTTGAGAGAAGGGATGGAAGTACTGGAGCAGCGATTGAGATTAATGTTGATAATTTTACATTGCCAGTAAGAAGTAGAGACTTTGAAGCGATCCCAGCCTAACTTATAGGGGCATTAAGATTTTCTGTTTAGTTCTAGCAGTTGGGCAAATCTTATGTAAGACCCCTTTTTTATCTATGACAACAGCCGAAAAGATTGCCGCAGCAAAAAAAAGAATTGCTGAGTTAAAACGACTCATAGAATTATGGACAAAACAAAGCTAATAGAAAACTACCAGCATCAGCTTGCAGAACTGCAAAATCAATTTTGGTTTAATAATTTAGATATGAAGGAATATTGTGTCAGATATGATGCTATTAACAAACGAATCAGTGAACTAGAAAATGAAGAGAGAAGAAACACAATCTGGCAAAAAATTAAAATTTTTGCAAGAAAACAGAAGAAAAAACTTAGTAAGATTATTACTTGATGTAGAACTTCGTGGAGTGGATCATAAAATTTATATAACTAAAGACTCAAGAGCAGACTTAACAGTAAACGATGGAAACTGGATCAATGACCATATCAGGACTGCAATTGTAAAACATAATTATGAAATTAATAAAATACCAAAATTACAGGTAAAAGATTTTACCACCAAAGAGATTAAAGCTTACGAAAACTCAAAATGCCAGTAGGACAAAAATTTAAAATCAACCAATCTGTTAAAAGAAACCATACTATTGGACATTCTGCTGGCAAATACAAGCAGTATGTTGGCAAAGTTAGAGAAGCTTTTACACGAAAAAATAAATTAGGAGTTGATCAGTATTATTACAAAGTTTTCTGGGAGGATGGAAGATTATCTGAACACGCTCAGCACAGCCTTAAGTCTTTTCCATAATGTTTTTTTTCTTGTTTGTTTTATAACGTGTAACGCTTCAAGTTCTGCAAGACTTGTTTCATTTGGTATCTAATTAAATGAGTGCAATATTTTTTTACTTCATCAAAGTTTTTACTGTTCATAACTTCTCTGCATCTCATCTCAACAGAAAGTTCTAGTTCTGGTGGTGGTGTTTCAAGTTCTATATTGAAAAAGCTTTCTTGTGTCATTTAACTGGAAATAATTTACTTTCCAATAAATCAACCAAAGAATTATCAATATCATTATCAGTTTTATCTACGCAGTAGCGTAGGATTTCCAGACACAATTTCCTAAGACTCTCACTTCTAGCAAAATTTAAAAGTAATGGTTTTAATAAAGCTGTCATTTTTCTAATATGTTTCTTTCCAAACATACCAATATTTGCTATTTTTGGCTAACTACCTATATTAGCTTTAAAACGCTATCTCCTCACACATTAGGTAGTTACTTTTTATGGAAGATCAAGAACCAAGCAAAGTAGAAACCATTGTTAAAATTTGTATTCTGATTTGGTCGGCCACGCTGTTAAGCCTTTCATATTATGAACCATCAAACGGCAAAAAGATTGTAGATTTTGACCCGACATTTATTGCAAGTATTTTCAGCGCATCGACTGCATCGCTCGGTTTATCCATCAAAGGTAATAGAAATAACAAACAAAAAGACGTTATAGTGGATAATAAGAACAGTAATGTGGGTATTAAATGAAAAAACTGCTACTTATTGCCTGTTTTATGCTCCCTTCAGCCACTTTTGCTGACATTCAGCAAAAATTTGTGACATCAGCCCAAATATCGGTTGATATGCCATTTGTAACTACTCAAAAATTGGGTACTACATATTCAATATCAGGTAATAACATTACTCCATCTGTAACTTCTGGAGGATCTACAACTGCTGGTCAAATAGGAGGATTAAATTTAGGTAGTTTAACTTCGGGTGTACCAGCTTTAATACAGACCGATAAGAGTGTAACCACTAGCGGATCTGCATTTTCATTGACTGAAGCTATAAATATTGGAGATTCTCAACCTACTGCAATCACTCCGTCTAGTGGAATAGCAGCATTACCTCATCTATCGGGAACTACAACCATAGGTTCTGGGGGGACTCTAGGTAGTGGGGCAATGACGAGTTTGAGTAGTGGGGTTACCACATGTTCTGGTGCATTTGGATCAGGTTCTAGCTGCGTTGCGTCAACTACAGTAACCATTACCATTGATTAAATTTTGGCTGCTATTAACAATATTATTTCCTGTCAGAATCCTCGCAAACCCAGTCATACCAACCTTCCGTACAGGCAGTTCAAGCACAAATTCTCAGAGCCAATCTGTAGTGACAGAAAATATTACAAGCTATCAATACCGCACAGGTTATTCAGTAAGTGTTTCGGGGCATAATATTGAAAGCAATGACATTAATGGCTATATCAATTCAATCCCTACAGCAGAATCCACACAAACAGTTAATGGTATTAATTTTTCATACACAAGTCCTAATCTGGAAGGTGTCCCAAGATGGAAAATAGTAAACGAGGGTCAGCCATTCAGTTTGGTAGAAACAGTAATAGGCAGTGGAATCGACACAATAACAACAATAAACCGCACCATAAATACCACTACTACAACCACTGTAGAAACTACCTTTGGTCAGTAATTCTTGTAATACTTTGCCCTGCAAGGGTTTTGGCTAATACAACAGTCGCATCGCCCTCCAGTAATGCACAGGGAACAGTCAATAATAATGCGACTATGATTGCTCCACAAAGTACCCCAGTTTTTAGAATGTCTCAGGGTATAATATGTAGCTCTCCAAGTCTTACAATTACTCCTTACGTTACAGATGCTTGGTCATTTAATACCCCTAAAGAAACTGTGACAAGACAAAATATTTATGATGAAGATACTGGCGAGATAAGATATGTACAAGAAACACCTAGATTTGAGAAAGAAAATTTTAATTTAAATTATGGAATATCTGCACAAATAACTGTTCCTTTAGGTAAAGCACCAGAACTATGTCTGAAAGCTACAGAAGTAAATATTAAAAATCAAGAGTTGTTATATCAGAAAACCCTGTTAGAGACTGCCATGTTTCGTTTAAAGCTCTGCGGTGAGCAAGCAAACCTAGGTGTAACTTTCGTGGGCAAGTATGCAAGTATTTGTGAAGGGATAGAAGTAGCAATACCACCAAATCAAGTTATACCACATACACATGAATTAGAAATTAAGTAGATTTGTCTTTTTTCTTTGTAAGTTTTTTTA